TGCTTATCCATTCTTTTCTTTACTGTTTCTCTTGCTAGTTTTCTTGGATTATACCCTAAAGCTATTCCTCTTGGTATATCTTGAGTAACTAATTTATTTAACACATTAGAAGTATTAGCCCAAATTCTTGAACTATAATTTCCTTGTAAATATTTTTCTTTAACAGCTTTTTCTACAGCTTGTTTATTTAATGAACTAAAAGCTCTATCTGTTCCTAATTGCATTTGAGTGTCATATATTGTTTTATAATAGTTATCTTCATATTGTTCTTCTAATAAATCTCCAACTTGTAATTCTGTTGTATGCGCTAATTTATCTAGTTCTCCTCTTATATTTGCTTGCAATTCTTCTAATCTTGTTATCTTTGCTTTGTTATATAATCTTTTAAATTCAAACATTTCTGCAGAACTAAAATTATTTTTATCTCCCATTTTAAGCATAGCTTTAATATAAGATTTAAAATCTTTTAATTCATTTTTATCTAATAATTGTTTTGCAGCTTCTAAATCTAATCCAGTTTCTGTTGCATATTTACCATAGAAAATATTAATTTGATTCTCAATTTCTCTATATGCACTATCATAATTTGTTTTTAATTCTTTTGCTACTTGTAAAGCATCTTTTTCACCAGCTAGGAAGTTATTTTCTGCTCTGTTTTGCCAATATTCGTTTAATTTACGTTTAAATGCTGTTTCAGCCATTTTAACTCCTTACTAATATACTTTTATTACTTTTTTCTAAAAACTTGTTATAACTTAATCTCACAAGTCATTTTCTTGATAATTTGCTTTTTGAAGTCGTTTTTTGCTATTATATAATCTATTTCCTTTACAATAAGGACATTCGCCATGATTTCTACAAGATTTATCTATATATTTAGCAAAATTAATCTTTCGCCAACTCTTTCTGTGTTCTTTTCCACTTGCTATCGCCTTGTCCAGACTCATCTTCATCTTCCTCTTTTTCATTTACTGTTTTATCGAATTGATATAATTCCATTTTTTCTTGTTCAGCTTTTTCGTCATCTTCACGTCTTTTCTTTTCTTTTTCTGGGTCATCTATCCAAGGATTCATTTCGTCTAATGTTTCTTGTGAAATCACATCTTTTAGTTTGACAACATTATCTATAATTTCAGTTTCGTTTATCATCATATCTCTATCTAATGTGAATGTTATTTCTATTTCTTGTAACTTTTCAAAAGTTCCTAACCCGCCTTTCCAAGCTAACCATTTATCAAAGAAATATTTAAGATTCTCCATCATTACTTCAAATTCGCTTTCATAGCCGTTACACCATGTATTTAAAGCTTCAAAGAATGATTTCATTGCATTTCCTGATGGATTTGTACCTAATTGAATAGTTGTTAAATCTACAGTGCTTGTATTATCTTGAATATCTTTCTTAATTATTTCAAGCTCATTTGCTACTTGACTAATATCAGTATTTACTTTTAATGCTTCTGCTCCACCAGTACTTTCTACTGTCATTATTCTAGCATTTCTAATAATATCTCTTGCTCTTGCCAATTCTCCCATATCTGCTGATATATCTTTGATAATGATTACAGGGTCTATATCATCTATTAAACTATCTATTGACTTTGATTTTAACATATCATATCCATCAATATCGGTTTTGCATTCATTTAATAATGGAAGCTCTTCATCATTTCCTTTAAAAGGTATAAATGGAACTTTATCCCAACTTACGCCTTCCCCATTACCTTTGGCCATATGAGTATTTTGTATAGTTGTATTTTCTCCACTTAATTCGTACTTTCCATTTTCATCATCAGCTATTAAATCTCCTGTTGAACCTGGATAGCCTTCAGAGTAATCAATATATTTCTCCACTATCTTTTTATCCCAAAATTCTACTTTTTGTATTTTTTCTTGCGTTCCGAATTGATTATAAAATAACTGCATATAATCTCTAACTACGAAATCTAAATCTGTATGAGCTGTATCACTCCAAGCTGGATAAATAGTTTCAGGATTTACATTTATAACTTCTAATTCTCCTTTTTCATTTATCCAAGGATACATCCAACCAATACCTTTATTGATTGCATCTTTTCCTGTATTTACAATTACTTTTCTGATTTTTGAATTTAAGAAGTTTTCCCATTCTTCTCTGTATTTATCATTATCGCAACTAATAACAAAAGGTTTGCTTAATGAAAAGTTTAATTTTTGATTAACTGATTTTCTGTATCTTGCTGTTTTGCTTTTTACATTTGATAAATTACCTTTATTTGCTACTATATTTCCAGATTCATCTCGGTAATCTCTTGTTTTAGCATCAATAGCTGTGTTCTTGACTTTATAGTAAGCATCTGCTTCTTGCATATCTCTTATAGCATCACAACCTCGCCACTCATTTAAAATGTTTTTTGTTATCTGTTTGTTGCTTGCTCCTTGTCCATTGTATTCAATGTTTGCTTTGATTAAATCCATTTGACTAATTTGTCCCATGTTATATCTCCTATCCAAAATTATAATTTGAACCTTTTTGTAATTCTTCTGCTATTGCAGTTGTACAATCTTCGGCATCATCATGTTCATTTTTGCCTTGTCTTTGATATTCATTCATACTATCGTAATATTCTCTATAAGAAGTTTGCCAATCTAATGGAAAATATATCATTGTTTGTACTTGATAACTGTTACTTAATATTCTAGCTTCTTTATTAGCAGTTTGTTTATATGGTTTGAATATTGTTCTATTACCACCTAAAGCTTGATATTCTTTTTCTACTGCTCTACTCCAACCTCTACCGGCCATTATTTGATTCCGGTCTAAATCTATTTGGTTGATATTGTATTAATCTTTTAGCTGCTTCCTTTTCTGTAATCTCCATTGGGTCTTGTGTATAATAAATATCTAAAACATAAGCTTTGTTATCATGAGTTACTCCATAAGTAATCATACATAAATAATCTTCACCTTCATCTGCTGTATCAGCAATAGCTCTTACTTCTTTAAACACTATTGTTCCATCTGGATTATCTTTTGATTTAATATTGTTTCTATTATATGTTTGAAAACTTGAATATAATTTACCTTTGATATCGACTGGTTCTTGGTCATAGTTTGCTAATACTATCTCTGGGCCTATTGTCTGCTTCAATAATTCGTATTGAAATTTATTTAAAATATTAGGATTTAGCATTGTATCTGTTTCTGGATTATATGCTTTTTTGCTAATGATTCTAAATTTACGTCCTTGTTCAGTTAGCATTTGTATTAATCTACCACATAAATCTTTTGTTGCCCATCTTGTCATAAAAATTAAAACTTTTCTTTTGCCTTCAAGTCTTGAATATAATGTATCAGTAAACCAATCCTCAAAAATGCTGTTTAAATATTTTATATTATATGCCTCTAGTTTTTTCTTGATAACGTCATCTATAATTAAGAAATCGCAACCAATACCTGTTGCACTTCCATTTGGAGATGTAGCTAAATAGTTTTCTTCTTCATTTCCATCTAATCCCCACATACCTGCTGATGTACTACCGATATTTTAGTTTAACAGTTGGAAAAACTTCATTAAAACAGATTCTGCCGTTTTCTTGGTTGTTGGGCTATTATGTTTCTAACTTGCTTTGAAAACTTTGTTGATAAATCATTATTGTAAGTTCCTGTCATTATCTTATAATGAGGATTTCTACCTAATAGCCAACTTGCAGCATTTACTGCTGTTCTTGATTTACCGATGTCTAGGTGGCATATTTATAAATAGAAATTCATTATCATCATTTTCAAATTCTTCTATTCCATCGCAGACTTCTTTTAGATATGGGGCTGTTTTTTCATCATAAAATGTTTCGCTATCTCTTATCTTACAATAATCAAATAATGACTTTGAAGCTAGTACCATTTTTATTTTATTTATTTGATTTTCGGTTAATGTTTTTACCATTTAATCACCTTAAACAATATCATTTAATTTTGCTAATACATCTACTGCTATTGTAACATCTTTTCTATCATCTGAAATAAATACAGAAACTCCAGAGATATCTGGATAATTTTCTAATAAATCTTTTACAGCTTCTTTTACTTTTAGTATCTTTTCTTCCATTTAATTATTCTCCTTTTTATTATTAATATTTATTAATTGTCTTAATTCCTCTACAGATAATTTATCCATTTCATTTCTTTCTTCATCTTCTTGCTTAATCTCTACTTTTGTTATATCGTATCCAAACATTCTATTTAGTATTTTAGCTCCTTCATATATTCCGTCTTGCATTTGTGCTGTTTGTTCTTTTTTGCTTGTTTCTTAATGCTATTTCTGCTACTATGCTTTGCATTTCTTTACTTATTTCATATGCTTTTCTTGGATTTGTTTCTTCTTTTAATATGTTTGAATATTCTAATAATTGACTATTC